CATAACTTGTTTGTTGTTCATAACTATTATTGTTTTTTGGTTATTAATATACTGTGCCATTTGGACTAGCCTAAAATGGACTTAGAATCTATGTAAATATACAACAATTTTGCTTACCAAAAAAATTTTTAGTCAACTATTTTAAAAATTGTCGATTGATAATCAATCAGTTGTGCAAGTTATTGATAGTCAATTAGTTATAAGTGGTTGATTGTCAATCAGTTAACCTAACCTATTGATTATCAATCCCGTACTTTTCCATTAGCTTATCTACCAACTCACGATCAATCTTATTGAACGTCTTTTGCCCGTGTATCTTCTTGACGTAGTCTATGTGTTTGTTTATAGTAATAAGCTTAAACGCGTACTGCTTATGAAGGTCTTTATTCTCTGTACAGAATTTGAACTCTTTAGTTAGAGTCTCTTTAAGTATCTTTACTTTTTGAATGTAAGGATCTTCTTTAGGCTTCTCTGTTCTATTGTCAAACTTCTCTTTAGCTTCCATAGCTTGGACAAGTTTATCACCCATCTTTGATATGGAAAAGCTTGAGAACTTCATCAGTCTTTGTTAGCCTTTACTATATATTTGACAATTGTTTTCTGTAGGTCTGCTAAAGCCTGAGTATTCTCTCTGATTAGTTGTGACAGACGATCGCGCTCTTCTATAAGTAACAGCATCATTTCTTCTTGTAGCTTGTCTACCTTCTGTTCTAACTCATCATTTTTCTTTACTAATCTCTGATATTGAACCCATGCAAAATATCCTAGAATAAAAGCAACAAGTCCAAGTACTCCGTATTGCAACAAATAATCTTTCGTGCTCAGGGTTGAAACAGCTTGAAGTAAATACATCTCTCTGTGTTAGTTTAGTGCGCTAATCTTTTTATATAACATGTATTCCCAAAACTTTGCATATTCATAAAGGTCTTCACGCTTCTCGTCTATGATCCCACTTTCAATCATGTCTATCATCATCTCTACCCACATGTACCTAGGATTAACATGGTAATAAGGGTGAACCTCATTTGGTATACCTGATCCGTCTGCAATGTCGTCTAAGACGTCATAATATAACATAACAATAAATATTAGTTTTACTTTAAGGATTATTTTCCAAAGAGTTCTTTGACACATTTTTTGGCATCTCTCTTCTCAATCTTATAGGCTTCTATCTCCATCGGGTGTTTACTGTCTGGGAGATACATGCTCAGAATCTGGTAATGCCTCATGTTCTGCTTATAATGTGTATACTCGTGTATGATACTACAAGCCAGGTCATATAAGGTATCATGCTTAGTCTTATCTATGAATATAGTAGATTCTATCTCATCATAGAATGCCATACACTCTTCGGTATAGTAGTCACCTTTCTTAAATTCTATGTAAGGAAGGTCTCGGTTGTATTTAGACTTACCATATTTTGCAATACACCAATCAAAGATCATGTTGGCATGTCTTTTGGTAAGCTTAGGTTGTTTGTCCATAACTAGATTTGTTCTTCAATGAAGACCTGTTCGATCTTCTTGGGTAACTTATTATAGTTCATTCTAAAGTGGTTAGGCATCATTTTAACTAACCTCTTGTTTGAATACGGGCTATTGTTAGAGGTACACCATTTCCTGGTGGCCAACATTCTATTGTAAAAATGAATGTAACAATTTGCCTTCTTTATGTATTGATCAATGTCTATATCTAAACCGAACTTCTTTATGATCTTGACTGTCCTCTTCTCATTGTCTAGTTCTAGGTCTCTAGACACGGCTAGATGCTTCTTGATATCACGAACGTCTTCACCCATCAACCAATCGTCCACTTTAGGGATCGATACATCTGCCTTCTTCCACAAGTCTATCTGATCCACCCATTGGGTTAAGTGGGCAAACTCATGGGCTAAGATCTCTATCGAGTCTTGTCTATTCATAGAGCATACCAGCTCCTTATTATACTCGTCAAAATACCCTGAGCATTGTAACTTGCCTGGGAGTCTGACATACTTTGTACGTCTGAGATCACACTTGATCCCATACTTCTTGCACTCTTGTTTAACGTACTTTACGAATTCTTTTGCTTTCTTATTCATAGAATGTCTTTTTAAAGGTCAAAGAATCCTATGATAAATATTGCTCCTGGATTTGCGCCACGTGTTTACAGGCTCGTTTATTTCCACTGAATTTAAAGGCGTGGCAATTACATGACCAATCTTCATCGTACAGTCTAACCTTGTAAGAACGACCACCAGAACCATCCACATCCCAATCAAGATCAGTCTTGAATGCCTCGTTCTTTCCTCCTAAGTAAGGCTTACGGAACCACATAATGTCAGCTTCCGTAGTTCCACTTGGAACATCGATCCTTCTACCGTCAACTGGCACGTATGTACCTTTCTCGTCTTGAGTAGGAAAAGGATATTGAAAGCTGTGGATTATTATCATAGGGGTTTAAATTTAAACAAATCCCAGACCTTAGAAAAATCAAACCCATTAGTTCTAGGTTTTAGTTTCCCGAAGTCATAGTCACTATGAAGATTGTGTACTTGAGGCTGAACGTTTCTGCAAGCAGAACCTACTTCAAACGTATTCATCCACTCTTGTTGACTAACTTTCTCAGGATAAACCGTACTCTTAATTTTAATATTACTCATATAGTTTTTATTTAATATAACCAAATTGTTTTGAATCATCGTACTCGTTATAAGAATAATCTACACGAACTACCTTAGTCAACTCTTTTTGCTTGATAGTACCTGTCTTACGATCTTCAATCATAACAGTACCGACTCCATAATCAGGATCAAGATCCACTGAATTGTAATACTCGTTGGCTTGTTCAAACGTATCAAAGAAACGAATCTGTCTGTCTTTGTCTGTATAACCATCTAACAACTCTGTTTCAAACTCCATGTTAGCTGGATGACCAAACTCATTATTATCAACAGTAAAGTAAGGGCTAACACTTACAAAGAACTTGTTAGGACTTTTACCGTCACCTACGATCTCTGTAGCTAACTGATCAATTTGTGCTTCAGTCAATTCAAGTGGACTATTATCTCTAGATAACAACATAGCTTCACAGATTTGTCTAGTAGCTTCATCAGTAGTTGCTTTATCAAACCCACCTATGTGCCACTCGATCATTTCGTCTCTAGCGATCATACGGTATTCTTTATAGTCATACACAGTGAACACTTCACCAGACTCTAACTCCATTTCCCACTCGAAGTTAACTTTGTCTTCACCTGTATTTGAATCACAGGCAGGCTCACCTAACACATGGGTTAACTGATCTACACTCGCAATTACTGTACTGTCATGGAAGCTGGTTCCTGATATACTCTTAGTTGTCTTTTTCATATAACCTTTATTTAGTTTAGTTTAAATTATTTAATCTCTTCAAATTGAGCCCATGGAAAACCAATGTCAAACTTAATGTTTGATGCTCTACAAATTGAACCAATATCACTTATTACGGCATAAGATACTTCTGACAAAATAACGTTTGTACTTAGAGTCTCTTCAACACGATTAGCCGTGTTTGGATAATCTACTTTGTAACATGCAATAGCCTTCTTAAGCTCAGGCTTGGCTCTTTCTAACAACGTTTTCATAACTGTTTTATTTTAATTGTTTTTGTAATTGTTTAATCGGGTCTTGCTTAGCAATACGTTTTATGTATGAAGCAACACGATGCTTTTCATTAAGTGATCTCATTAGTTGATCACGCTCTAGGGTCTCTTTCAACCACTGTTCGTCAATAGTCTTGACTTTCTTATCTTTACTCATAATTCATTTTTGGTTCATAATCTGTATCGTAGCAACCTACCATACGTTCTAACTCATCGTCAATACGCAGTTGATGAGGCTGCCACTTAGCCCAACGCTCAGCGTTAGTCTCAGTACTTTCATACCAACGACTATCACTATTCCAACCACGTGGAAACATCGGCTTAAGATCTTCATCAGTCACTTTAGGATTGATTGTCTTAATGGTAACATCGTACTCATTTTTGTTTAGGCTAATTAGCCTCTCTAAATTTTCTTTAACACTTTTCATAACACACAATTTTTATAATTAATAACTAAATGCATCTCTCGTATCGAAGTCATCGTCTTCTAGTGGATCGACTTGTGAGTCTATCATGTCTAGTATCTGACTTTTCTCCATCTTTAAAGCCTGTTTGAATACCTTTTGCCATTCTGCTTCAGACTTTGCTTTGTTTACTTGATCGTCTTTAATTTGACTGATCAACCATTCTACTGCTGTTTGTTTTATCATGACTTTTATTTTTTTAATATTATTCAAACATACAATTCTCTTGTTCCCACTTACCGTCTACAAGTCTTTCGATCGTGTAGTCGCCGTTGTACTTACGATTCTCAGGTAGTGTAAGCCACACCTTCACATCGTCTTTCCAAATCTTGAGTTCGTCTCCGTCCCAAGCTTGCTCGATTGTATCGAGACTTTCTAGTTGTCTTTTTGTGTATGTCATAACTTTTATTTTAATTAGCTTAAAGAACTTAATACCACACCTTTGTACCCAAGTGTCTGAGCCTTTTGAATACCTTCGTACTCGCTAAAGTCCTCACCTGGTACCTCGTACAGATACACCTGAAAGTTCTCACAGAACTTCAGAATATGCTTGGACTGCTCGGTCCAATCCATATACAGTGTGTCGATGCCTAACGTACTGTTAAGCCAATCGTGGACATCACAAATGTTTAATACAGGGAAGTCGCTTTCTAGCTCAGCGATAACTCGGTTTCTACCGTCTAATACTAATTGATCCATATTCATAACTTTTATTTTAGGTGTCCTTTAATCAATCTAACACTGTAAATATACTACAAACTTTTGACACAAAAAAATATTTTAGCAACTATTTTAAAAATTGTCGATTGAAAATCAACAAGTTATGCAAGTGATTGATAACCAATCAGTTAGGACTGTTGATAATCAATTAGTTATGTATATAGGAAAATTAATATGTATAAGTGACTCACTTCTTGAAGTCTATCAGGTCCGATAGTCCATCGTCATCCACGGGAGTGTCCGTATGTTCTTTAAATAATACGTCCCCACGGTCGTCTAGTCCAAGCTTCTTTAAGTGTTCAAAATAGAAGTCATCGAGTTGAAACATCTCTTGTGCATCTTCTTTTATCTCTGCTACATCTAAAGGCATAGCTTCAAGGCGTTGTAGCATTTTGTTTGAGAATGGATCTTCTATGAATAAAAAGTAACAGTTATAGCAAAGCCATCTTAAGTTCTCTATTCTCCAGTCACTACGTTTACCGTTAACAAAGTTAAGTAGTAGTGGTGCTTTCATGTCAGTTAATCTCTTCTCACTGAATTTACATGTAGCACATTGATACCCTAGTCTACCGTCTTTCATGAGCATCTCTTTCAACCTTATTATCTTCTTAGTATTGATAGGTTGATTCTCTACAAGCATCTCATCGAGATTCTTTTTCCACTGTCCACCTACCCAGTTTTTAGGCATGCCTTTGCCTGCTTGATTCTTGTGTAGTTCAAACAGGCTTTTGCCTGTAGCTTCGTCAATATGTCTTTTAGAATACTTCTTATACGTAACGTCAGTGATACCTAACCATCTAGCGGCTTCTTTATTACTTCTAGTATTGGCCATAGCTTCTCTAATCTTCTCTGGTGATAGTTGTAGTCCACGATTCCACCAGTGTTCAGGCCTTACGCCTCTGGCCATATTCTCTTTTGTAAAGTTATATTGCTTACTCATCTATCTTCGGGTTTATCTTACAAATTAAGTTCCATAGATCGTATGGATTGTTTAAAAAAACTTCCTCTGTGTCATTCACTATTACAGGGTTCTGTGTACCATCACCATTCAATCTATCGTATAAATAAAAACCAATTAGTTCCATGCCTTGTTTACCAAAGTTCGTGAATATCAACATGTCTATAACATTAAAGAACTTCTCATCATAGTTAGAGAAGTCTAGGTCAAGATCTGCATAAACAAGGTTCTGTCTTACGATTAACTCTTCTAAGCTAGTTATAGTATTAAAGAATAGTTCACGCTTCTTGTCTGAAGCAGACTTCTTCTTCCTTCTTATCAAGGTTTTAGTTCCTAGTATATCATCTATACCGAACTGAACTTGTTTATATTCTTTTTCCACTAGTTTTCCTTTTATTGATTACCAGTTTGCTTGGTTTATTTTTATCTTGTATCGACTGAATTAGGTTCTTTATATGAGTACACATCTCGTAGTCTTCGTCTTCAACATACCAGACTAAACAAGTTTCTAATGCCTGAACCCAGTGGTTCTTATGTACCTCTATATACTGGCCTGAATCGTTTATTTCAAATAGTGATGCGTAGATCTTTTTATCTACGATAGCTTCTTCAATAGCAAGAGGCGCATGCTTCTTAACTAATTGTTTTAATATATCAGACTTAGATATCTGTTCTGACGTTAGTTGATCTAAGTTGTCGAATAAAGCTCTGACAGGTTTACGCATAACTAAATTAAGGTTATTACTTAGCATTAGGATTATTCAACCTCATGAATTCTGAATGCTCAGGTCTTTTCTTGCCATAGAATGGGTGATTCTCTCCTTTCAAAGATAAATAGTCCGGTTGTTTATTTTTGACTCCTGTATAAGTAGGGCAATTGTCAAAGTGCCATTGTTTTGCTTTTATAATAGCAACCATTTTATGACAATGTGGACATTCTACCTTCTCATATTTTTTTCCTTTTTGAGCTAAATTCATCTTTAGTTTAGTTTCCTCTGACTTTATTTTTCCTAAACCAGATTTGTTACCTCTGGAAGTAATAGATAACTTTTGTCTATGCTCCAACGTCTTCTTTCTACCAAACCAAGGGTGAGCTTCTTTACTTCCAAATCCCCCGTCTCCCATTTCCTCTTTCATGTTAGCCCAGTTATCTGACTTAACTACATTGAATAAGTTAGAATAATACAATCCTAACTCTTTTACTTCATCTTCATTAATTGTTTCATGAAGTATCCAAGTTTGTAAGTCTGTATTCTTGAGGTTATGCAGATTAAGGTGTCTTTTCCATCTCAGTCCACTACCTTCATATTTGTAAGGATCTTGAACTGTCTTACCCAGATATAACAACCCTTTAGGACTCTGCTTAACGTATATGTATGTCTTCTTAAGCTCCACCTTTTAATGCTTGAATCAACATCTTAGCTACAGAATTAAGAGGAACTATAAATGCTATAACATTTTTATATGGATTTCTATCGTCCACACCAAGTACTATTCCAGAAGCTGAGTATCTTTTCTGCAATGCTATAGCGATCTCGTTTGCCAAAGCCTGCTTGTCTCTTGGATCTTGGAACTCTTGGTCTAGAATGAACTGGAGTTTAACTCCTTTCTTGGTTGGGTTGTCGTTAACGTCAAACTGGAGTCTGTACTTCTTGCCAGCTACGGTGATATTGAATAATGGATTAATTGCCTGAGCCATCTTGTTTTAAAATAAATATCTTACTCTATAGTTAATAATGACATATCAAAAGGTGGGTTCTGCACCTTGATTTGATCCTGGCTTGTTTGTACCACATTGTTTATGTGTATCTTGGCAAGGCCTAGTTCATATATTCCTGGCTCATAATCAGATGCCAGAATCATGGACAGGCGCGTCAGGTTTTGTAAGAACTCGTCTTGGGTTCCTGAATGCTTGGAGAATTCTACTTCAATCTTTATATTCCAGTTTTCTGGATTACCCACTTTATAGATCGATTCGAAGTCAGTATGTCTATAGAACTTCTTATTAGTGCCCCAGTCGTCTAAAGAGAACCCTAATAACTCATTAGCTGGGTCGTGCTCGTTAGAGAATATGCTTATTAGACCATCTCTTTCTTCTTGTGATCTTAACCACACTCTTGAGAAGTATGGTTCTAACTGGACCAAGAACATCGGATGTAGCTTACGGTCTTCTGTAATTACAAGGTCCATATCTAGTTTGACTAGCTTATTCTGGCCATGATTAAAATTACCCCACTTTTGGATAAATCTTCTTAGTTCTATACCATCAGCTATCTTCTGTAATTCTACACGTCTTTGTGCTTCTTGATTTTGTTTATCGAACCAGTTCTTTCCTCTAGACGTTACACAACTAAAGTGATATACATTTGCCTTAAAGGTTTGTTTAATCTTGACTCCTTTATGTATAAACCTTTGCAGAAGATCAGAATCTTCTCTAGACCTTCTAAACAAAGTGTCATAACCTCCAATCTCTAACCATACATTCTTATAGAAAGTAAATGGAGCAAAGAAGTATTCTAATGTCTTGTTTTGTTTACTTAGCTCAGCAAATGGTATAAACTCATTCCAATTAAACTCATTAGGATCTACACCAAAGTCTTTGGTAATAGTAGTCTCTGATTCATTATGCAAAGGTGGTTCAATTCTAGTAGCACTTAAGATACAATTATCTTCAAGCTCTTCTAATATATTTAGATCATAATGTTTACTTATAACCATATCAGATTGTAAGTAAGAACAAATATCATACTTAGCAAGTTCAACCATTAAATTATTGTTCCTTGAATATCCGACACAAGGTTTAAGTTTGTGTGTTATGATCTTTAAGTCTTTGAAGTACTCTTTCTGCTGTTTTAGATAGTCAATAGTACCTTCATTGTCTGAGTCTACAAATATCAATATCTCGTGATTAGGAGAATATAAATTCTCTCTTAAAGACCTGAGTAATAATTTGACATGGTCTAATGTGTTTATCGATGTGTTAATCAAAAAGCTTATTTGTTTCATTTCAGTTTGTTGTATACTTGTCTAATGCCTTCTTCTAAACCAATATAGTTAATTCCAATTGATTTGTATTCACCGATGTAATTAGTGACTATATTATTATTAGATGATATGGCCACTTTATAATCTGATAGGCTATTTACTATTCTAGCAATATCAAGAAGTGTTTTCTTTTCTTCATAAACACAATCAAATACTTTAGGTAGATTAGTATTGTTTACATAATAGTCAACGATGGATATCAAGTCTTGCATATAAAAGAAGTCCATCTTTTTGTATTGATGGATCTGTATATCTTCTTTGTCTATATATCTTTGAACACAACTCTTAATGAATCTTGTGTTTAGTTCATTCTCATCAAAGACTGCATAGATACGTAGGTTATAGAATCCGTCTGTTCCTTCGATAGATCTAGCTATTACTTGCTTACTGAATCCATAAGGTTCATTAGGCATATATAGTTCAGCTCCTGAACCAAAATGAATTAGTTTATCGTAGGCCAATCTATTCTCAAGTAGATTGTAGTACATACGTAGATTAAGATCCATGTCCTTAGATGTATCTTTTCTAAGTCTACTACCACCAGATACTGCTGTATGGATAACAACATTGAAGTGTTTATCACTCAAGAAGATCCTGGTTTCTATAGAACTAGTTAGATCAAAGTCAGATCTACCTACCATAGTGATCTCATACTTGTCTTTCAAAGCATTGTATAATGACTTGGCAACGTAGCCAGACTTTCCTGTGATTAGTATCTTCATCTTTTTAAATTAATGTAAGCTGCGGATTGTTTTGTCAAACTATAGTTAAACGCATTCACTAACTCATCTTGATCAACAGGCTTAAATGTCTTGACATTATCAAAGCTTGACATGATTCTAATATCATCTTCTGACCAGTGAGAAAATCCTAAGTAGCCATAGTCACGATCTCTTCCTCCACCAATAATATTAACACAGATATTCTCATGATCTAAATAGTTACGAATCATTTCAAACGGTCTATATATAGCAAATGGAGTTATAGAATAGACAAAAGGTATCTTATTTTCCATAGCAAGACCTACTCCCATTCCTAACATGGCCATCTCAGAAGATCCTACATTATAGAATCTATCTGGATATGTATCTCTAACTTGATCCCATAGACCATAACCAAGGTCTCCTGTTATAAAGTAGATGTCTTTATTGTTTGCCATTTCATTGAATAGCAATTGTGCAAAGTCTCTTCTCATTTAAGTATGTTTAAAGCTTCGTTATAGTTTTCTTCTGTCATTATGTGGTAGTGCGCATTCAACCCTTTCAAAAATGGAAAGTGTTCAACGGTTGTATGTACAATGTTTATTGTAGGAAGGAATGCTTTTAGTCTATTGATCAAATAGTTTGAATCCACTTCTTTGTAAGCAGCATACCCATTCACATTAACATAGACTTCTATATTGCCGATCTTCTCTTCTTGAATAGTCTTTAGACTTTCCCAGATAGATCCTTCAGCAGATTCACCATCACTAATCAATACCCACACTTTTCTATTTGGTTTTGCTACGGCTCTCCCTAACGCAACACAGATGCCTAAACCTAAACTACCAGTAGAACAATAGATATGATTCTCTTCATCTCGGTGAGGATGCCCACCATGTTTAGCAAATAACATCTCAGCATCAACTCCTTTGTATTTTTCCAATACAACATATAATGCTAATGCAGCATGGCCTGATGATAAGATAAAAATATCATCTTCATCCATCTTAGAATATATGTCGTCTATAATCTGTAAACTAGAGAAGTAACTTCCTAAATGTCCTAGCTTATTCTTGTAAGCTATTTCAACTAATCTCTTTTTAAGCTCTTTCATTTTCTATGTTTAAATATAAGATAGTGATTCCAGTCTGTTAAGTTTTCTTCTGGAAGTAATGTCTCGCTACTAATCCTAGGATACGCTGGTGTTTTAAGTTCAGATCCGTAGAATCCTTCTATGTCGAACATATGTGTATAAAGTAAGTAGATAAAGTTATCAAAGTCAAACAAACCTCTATAAACATACTGATGTGCCATTCTCCAATTAGGATTAGATATAAAGAAAACAGAATCAGGAGTTGTTAACTCATGAACTGTCTTTAATATAATATGTGGATTATAAACATGCTCAATAAAGTCATTAGTGATAACTAAATCGTATTTCTCTTTAAGTCCTATTGTATCAAAGCTACTAGATAGATCTTTTACAAAGAACCTGCCTTTAAAGTTATTCTGTTTAAAATACTTCTCTGCAAATGGTTTATCAACCAAGTCGTATTCTAATTGTGGGTTCGTGTCTAATATCTTCTGAGATAATATACCTGGGCCAGATCCTAATTCTAATACTGTCTTGATATGAGGATTGTTATTCAATACTGACTGGATCAACGATGCTTCATATTCATATCTTCTTTGCCAAGCTTCTTCTTGAAGTCGACCCGCATCTTCCCATTCGTTTGCATGTTCAGTATCGAAGTCCTTCATAGAGAACCTCTGCTCAAAGTCATTATGTTCTATTCTAAATAGTCCCATTACCAAATAAAGTTTTGCTTATAGTAGTTAACAATTGCTGGTAGCTCTTGATCAAATACAGCCTTAGGCTTCCAACCAAGCTCTCTTAACTTAGAGTCATCTAAAGCATAGCGTACATCTTGGCCTTTTCTAGAATAAGATAGATCAAGGTATTGGTCCATATCGAACTTGTCAGCTTCTCTACCAGTGTATTCTGATATTACCTTCTTAACTGTGTCGTAGTTAGATTGTTCAAATCCTCCGGCTATATTATAGATCTCATTAGTAACTCCTGATTCTATGATAGTGATAATCGCACTAGCAGTATCTTTAGCATGAAGCCAGTTACGAACAGGAGTGCCGTCGTTATGTAGAGGTATCTTCTTACCAAGGTGCAAGAACTTGCAAGCTTTAGGTATAAGCTTCTCTACGTATTGACCTATACCATAGTTATTAGTTGGTCTAACAATAACATAAGGAAGGTTATAAGTTCTTGCCCAAGCTAAGACCAACATATCTGCTGCAGCTTTAGTTGCTGAGTATGGGTTAGATGGTTTAAGTAAGTCTGTTTCTACATGTGCTCCTGATTCAATATCACCGTATACTTCATCAGTTGAGAAGTGAAGTAGTGTTGGCTTCTTAGAAGATTCTTGCCTATAGTTCTTGATCAACTCAAGAAGGTTATGCACACCATCAATATTAGAATGTACAAATGCATCGGCTGATGCTATAGAATTACCTACGTGAGTTTCAGCTGCTGTATTGATCACATAATCGCACTCGTATAAGAAGTCAATGTCATTAATGTCTTTACGTTCAAATGAGAATCTACCTTCATAGTTTTCTACAAACTCAAATAGTAGGTCTTCATTAGATGCGTAAGTACACTTGTCTATACCTCTAACATACCAGCCCTTTTCTAAACATGCTCTGGTTACATAAGATCCTATGAAGCCAAAACAACCTGTTACGTAAACTACTTTAGTCATATTAAATTATGCTTTTTTAAATATTCGTCTATTTATTTAAATTTGTTACTATCTCAGATATAATTTGATCTACGTTATACTTAAGATCCCATTCAGGATAGTGACTTTTGAATTTAGATATATCTGATATCCACCAGATATGATCTCCGCTTCTATTTTGTTCTACATAATTTAGAAGCATTTTATTATTGGTTTTACCTTCTATAATATTTACAGCTTCTAATATAGAACAGTTTGAAAATCTACCACCACCTATATTATAAACTTCACCTATTCTAGGATTGCTATAGACGTGCCAGAATGCATTAACTAAATCTGATGAATGTATATTATCTCTAACTTGCTTTCCTTTATACCCAAACAAATTATATACTCTATTCTCTAAGTTACATTTAACTAAATAGTTTAAGAACCCATGTAACTCCGCTCCTTTATGTTTAGACCCTGTTAAGCATCCACCTCTAAAGGTTGTAGTCTTTAATCCAAAGTATTTAGCATATTCTTGTACATATACGTCTGCTGATAGTTTAGAGCATCCAAATAAACTGTGCTTAGTATTATCTATTGAGAAGTTCTCATCTAATCCTGGATAGTACTTATCTTGATCTGGTAGTTCAAACCTGGTTTCTAGCTCTATTAAGTTTAGATTATTAGGATTATCTCCGTATACTTTATTTGTCGACATGAATATAAACACAGCATTTGAGCAGTACTTTTTAGTTAGCTCTAATAAGTTTATAGTAGCAGTTGCATTTATATGAAAATCTGTAAAAGGTTCCTTGGCAGCCCAGTCATGAGATGGTTGTGCAGCACAATGAATTATGCAATCTATATCGGTTGAATAATCAGAGAATATATTTTCTAGATCTGTATAAGATCTTATATCTACTTCGTAGTGGGTATAATTATTTATTTTAGAGATTTCTTGAATATTGTTTAAGACAGATCCGTCTTCTCCAAAAAAATATTTTCTTTTATTGTTATCTATTCCAATAACTTTATAACCTTGACTTAAGAAAAATTCACACGCCTCTCTACCAATTAATCCACCAGAACCTGTAACTAAGATAGTTTTCATATTAAAATAATTTTTTGGTTTTTAAGCAGTTATCAAAATCAAAAAGAATATCTTTGTAAAAGTTTTCATAGATATAATCATTAGTTAGATTATATTTTAAACTCTTTTCGAAGTTATATTTTATAGAATCCATCATAGAATAATATAGATCAATACTTAAACTATCCAATATATCACTAAGTTCTTGTTCATTTGTAAAAATTAGTATTCCTTTTTGATCAAAGAACTTATGTATGTTTGGACAACCATAGTAAATAGGAACAGTGCCTGTTACAAAACAATCTACTATCTTTTCTGTAAAATAGTAATCGTCGACTTCATGACTTAAGTTTTCTATAGCAATACTGAATGCATAATCTTTTAGAGCATTAAATTTACCTTTACTAGAGTCTCTAGTTTCGAACCCAAATAAAGCTTTTTGGCACGTTCCATAAACGTCTATTCTGTTTTTAACAGTGTTTAACATTTCAAGTCTTCTAACATGTCCTGGTAAAAATGTTTTATTTGATGCAACAGTTGAGACTAACTTAATCTTTTTATAAATTTGAAATACATCATCTGGCATATCGAAATTTTCAAACTCGTCTGGTTTGAATGGGGGCATCGTATTTGTATTAGGACTAGGAAGCCTATTAAACATTATAACCTCACAGCCAGGTACAAATTGAGTATTAGGAAGTTTCTCTAAAAGGTTTTTATCGTGAGTTAATATTACATCAAACTTTTCATAGTTCTCTAATATACAATTATAAATTTCATCTTTAAAATATGATCTATGTTCTAATAGTCTAGCAACAATAGGAACGTCTTGTTTAACCTTTATCTTACCAGATACATAGTTGGGTATCTCCCAATCTCCTATCAAAACCATATCGTATTCACCTTGTTCTTGTTTATAACAATAACTAAATTTTGTAGGTACACTCATAGACTCCAAGTAATCATAGTAAACATTTACTTGAGGTAATTTTTCTCCTGTTAATCCTTCTTTGTATTTCTTTTTATTCCTAATTTCTATTTCATAGATAGAATTATTGGTGGACTCTCTTTCTCTTGTTCTAACTTGGTTTTGTTTTGATTGATTATAAATGTATGTAGGAAAATCCACTATTCCTACTTTGTCTTTAGGGCACATTTCCATAAAAGGAAATTGAAATGCTAGGTCTGATGCATGCCAATACAATTTATTATCTATGTTAGATATTAAATCATTTTTATCAAGTTTATTATATAAGAAAGTTCTGTATGTTCTTAAATGACTGGCTCTCCAAAGATCGTTTCTAAACAGCTTATACTTCTTAATAAAGTCTGGGTATTCGGTATTTTGAGGATATCCTATTTTAACTTCATCTGTTCCATCATAACAATAAAAAATACCGTATGTCATCCACACATCTTTTTCATTATAAAAGTTATTCAGCTTTTCTAAAACAGTATTATCAAAAAACCAATCGTCACCGTCTAAATGTACAACTATATCTTGATCATCTGTTAAATAATCTTCTAGTTCATAAAAATAGTTGTATGTGGCTTTTTTACTCTCTTGCCTTTTTACTATAGTAAACCTGTCATCTTGACCTATTAATGATTTTGCTCTTTCATAAGTTTGATCTGTTGATGCATCGTCTATATAAAGTACTTCGTAATTATTATAAGTCTGGTTTAATATACTAGCTAAATTATATTCTACCCAACTAGAATTATTAAACGATGGAGTTATTATTACAAATTTATTATCCATTTATATAGTGTCTTTTGTTATCTTTTCTACAAATGATTTGACATTAGGATCACTGAAGGCCGTGCTTGATCTAATGCAATCAAATAATTTTTGATGAAACAAGTCTCTATCAAATGTACCTAAGCCTGTTTGTATGTGTATTGACACAACTTCTAAATTGTCTGATGTCTTCACTTTATTATCTTGTTCGTCGAAATGAAAAGATACACCCGATCTTACATTCTTGTTGAAGCATTGATCATGACTGTTATAGACTTCGTGAAGAGGTTTATGTTTAACTAAATTATTATTGCAAACATAGTTTAATATACCCATCTCTTGATAGTCTAAAAGATGATATTCAGAAAGAGTATAGTTTATAGTTTGCTCCATGTAAATTCTCTTGCACTCTTCTAAAAACTTTTTACCAAATAACACTTGAACATCTGGGTTTAATGGCATAATATAAGAACTTCCGATATCGTTGCTAGTCAGTATATCATATTCTGATTCTTGTAATGCTTTATCAAAAGATCCTACAGTTATAACATCGGCTCCTAAAAGTATAAGCCTGTCTATATTCTCTTTATCCATAAACTCTAGAGCAGCAAAATATTTTAAGAATCCAT